TGTGGTGATGCTGGTGAAGATATTGCAATATTTAGGACAACAGGTGGAATTGCTGGAAAGATTACTACATCTGGCACATCTACCGCATTTACAACCAGTTCTGATTATAGGCTAAAAGAGAATGAAGTTGTAATGCCAGATGCACTAACAAGACTTGGCAAATTAAAACCTTATAGATTTAATTGGAAGTCAGACAAGGACACAACTGTAGATGGATTTTTTGCTCACGAAGTTGCAGAAGTTGTGCCAGAAGCAATAGTAGGTTTAAAAGATGCAGTTGATGAAAAAGGTGAAATAAACCCACAAGGAATTGACCAATCTAAACTTGTTCCATTACTGGTAAAAGCAGTACAAGAATTATCTGCAAGAGTAGAAGAATTAGAAGGTAAATAAAATGTGTAAATGCTGTAATTGTAAAAATTGTAATTGTTAACTAAACAGGAGAAAACAATGGCTAAAGAAAAAAAAGAAAAGCCAGTTATTAATCTTGATGGTAAAGAATATATCATTGAGGACTTAACTGATGAACAAAAGATGATGGTGAATCATATAAACGACATACAAAACAAACAGGCATCTAATGGTTTTATTGCAGACCAACTAAGAGTAGGTCACGATGCATTTGTTAAGATGTTGAAAGAATCATTAGAATCTGAAGAGGTTAAAGAAGACTAATGCTTATAAGGAAAAGTTCTCAGGGTCATTACTTACGATTATACAGAAACAGTACTCCCGGTGTTACTAGGAAAAAAACATACGCAGATGGTACGACTGAGACCCTGACTTATCCTTCTAGATATAAATATTTTTTAGTAGTAGATGGTGAAGTTGTTCAAAGAAGTAATAGTTGGGCAACGATTGAACAGGCTTATGTTGATGAGTGTGACGATAGTCATGGTGGAGGTCATGGCAGATTAGACCCCGGACACCATCATCTTATTAATTGTGTGGCTACGTCACAGTCTGATTATCCTACGATGGATAATACAAAAGCAGAGATACAAGATTTTTACGATAAACGAGGTATTTCATACTCTAGTTCAGAAACTAAATCAGAGTTGCTCTCAAGGATAGTGCCAATGATGGCTGGAGATGAAGAAGTCTCAAAACATATAAAGGTATAGATATGAAAAAGATAATGGCTTTCTTGATGGCTTTTTCTTTTGTGAGTGCAACTCCTTCTGATTCTGTTCAATTTGATCAGTTGACGATGAGTGAGGAAATTAAAAAGAAAAAGAAAAAGGGTAAGAAAAAAATCAAAGGAAAAGGCAAGAAAAAGAAAAAAGGTTTTTTCTCAAAGGTGTTTGGTTCTAAGTAATGAGTCTTTACAAATACACGCAGAAAGAAGCGGCCAATCTACTAATAGGTCAGAATGGTTTCGATGTTATAGCAGAGCACGATACCAATGTTGTCAATCCAGATACAGGTTCTTGGATTGCTATACAGGCATTAGGTAAAGACTCTAGTGGTACGACTGAGTTTCTTAAAATAAAAGCAACATCTAATATAGGTGATGACATTAGTTCTTTTGTCAACCTGATACCCGGAGAGATATTGTATGGAAACTTTAGTGGTATTGTAAACCATACAGACTCTACAGCAGTATGCATAGCTTACAGAGGGTAAGAAGGACAGAGAGATTAAAAAGGAGAGCAAAGATGAAAAGCCCCTTAACTGATTTAGTAACTTGGCAAAAAGAAACTGGGCAATTAGATGGCTGGACAGCTTATCACTTAGCGGCTGGTGCTTTCTTGTGTAAAATTTTTCAATGGCTACACTGGAGTGATTTCTGGTGTGTTATGGGTGTATTTATTGTAGGTGTCTTATGGGAAGTGTTTGAGTATTACATAGAGAACTGGAGACCTTATGGTAGCAAGAAGAAGTGGGCATACAATACACTTGCTGATATTGTAGTAGAAACTGCAATAGCATGGTGGATGGTGCTATGAGTCAAATAATAAAACAAGTTAAAAAGAGAGGTTTTGAAGTTGTTAGTACGAGTTATGGGGCTCCTGTTGTGTATGAGTATCACAGGAGGATGCAGTCACGGGTGGAGCGTAGCGGGCTACGAAATAACACCGCAGGATACGGTTACAAATACAGTATTTATAGAGGTGATGGGGATTGATTCAGTCCTGCACTACTATCACGGTAGGGTATATGAAACATCTAATTGGTGTTGGATACATCATCAGTTTGAAGATGTGGTGAAATGAGTGGAAAACCGGATACCGCCAGAAGCTATCGTGCTACCGTTCTTGATGATAATGCCATTGTATCTATTAATCTTAAATGGCTTGCTCAGGGATGTGTTCTTGTGGCAATATTGGTCTATGGTTATTGGCAGATTGAGAGTCGTATTAAGGCGTTGGAAAATAAAGTGGCTTCTGCGGATGAACAAATTGAAAACTTACTTAGTAAACATATTGTTGAAGAAAAAGCGGAAAGGGAAGAGTTAGCACAGAAGGTAGCATTTTACGAAAAAGAGTTAAACCTAAACCCATTTAGTTGGGGTAAAAAGAAACGGAAATAAAATGGATTTTATAGCACTATATGGCGAAGCGGGAATGATCGGAGTGGTCGGTGCTATGTTTGTGTATCTAGTCATATCTATGTCTAACAAATCAGCGAAGCAACAAGAAGAATTAGAAGCTTTGAAGGTAGAGAACAGAGGACAGTCTGAAACTCTTGAGAATATGGAAGGGATGATAATAAAATTAATTGCTAGATGGAATCAATCAGATGATAAGTTAGATCGCAAGTTTGATGCTATGACGGCCAGTATTAACGACTTAGACAATCAGGTTTCTAGAATAGATGGGAGCTTGTCTAGAATCAATGGGAAACATTAGAGATGGACAGTTTAAAGATAGCGGCGATAAGTTTTAGTAACTATGCGATTGGCCTGACACAAGTACATGAATTATTACAGGTGGTGGTTGCACTGCTTTCTATAATATTATTGATAATGAACATAAAAAAAGGAAAATAAAATGGATATTAAATCAATGCTAGTAAAGCTTGCAGAAGAGCAGGCAGACAAGATGAAAGAAGAAGCAATCAATCACCTTGCATCAGATGAGATGTCAGAGAGTATTGCTACTGCAATCAACAAAAAGATTGACATCCCTTTCGTATCTGAAGAAAAAGAACAGATCTTTTTTGAAAAGATGGTAGACGTTGTAACAGACGTTATAGAGGGATTATTCAAAGGTAAGTAGTGCCTAAAAGACTGTACCAATTAAATGACTTTAGCGGTGGATTAAACACCGTTAAAGACATTGCTGACATTGCTGACAATGAGGTAGGTGCGGCTAGAGCTGTCATGTTCAATGTATATGGTGGTATACAGCCATTCTATAGCATGAAAGACAGCACCAATAATAAAATTGCTTCCTACTCTACTTCCTTTACAGATGAAACTTGTGACTACAATAATGACCCTACGATTGCACACGATGCAAATACTAGAATTGTTCTTGGGATGACTGTTGCTGGAACAGGAATACCCTCCAATTCATTTGTGAAGTCTGTAACAAGTAGCACCTCTTTTGAGCTAGGTGACGGCCCCGATGGAAGTGGTGTTTCTACTACTGGAGGTAGCGTAACGAATGGGACATTAACTTTTACAACTGGTGTGGATACGGTACAACCCGGATACGGATTAGGTTATTTTGAGACAGATTTTGCAAGAGACTTAGTTACGGTTTCGCAGACAAGCTCTGTTGCAGGAGATGACGATAGTGAAGGTTCTGCCACTGGATTTATAGCAAGGACTAACGGCGGATCATTAAGAGAGTTAGAATATAAAGTTAGTGGTACTCAGCAAAATTTAGCATCCTCTTTTCCTGTTGGGACTTTTGTAAACATGACCGCTAGTTCTTTTCCCGTAGACGGAATTAGTAGGGCAGGCCAAGGTCAATATCGAGTAGTGGACACAAATGGAAACAACATTGTTTTTGACAGGGCTATCTCTCTTAATGTTGAGACCTTGCCTCAACATTTTTGGGGTGCCACTCTTACAGGTGCTTCTATGGGAGATCAAGTATTACTTTTATCTAGTCCGGCAGATCATACAATAGACACCTTTTCTATAACTTCTGGCACATGGGAGCTAAGCTCTATTACTTTAAACTCATCACAAACAGGCATTGCATCTCAGGTTAAGTATTATAAAGTAGAAGATTCCATAAGATGTTGCGATACCGCCGATAAAAATGACTGTAAAATTCAATGGTATGGCTGGATACAAAGAAGACATTTTGTACGTGGTGATGCATCTACAGAGCCTTCTTCAAATGATGATAATTCTTATATGAATTACTTTGCAAAAGATAACGACCTTTCTAAGCCCACTGACGGTAAGGTAGCATCTAGTTCTGGAACAGTTGGAGTGTTAGCTAGTTTTGAAAAGAATCAAGACAATGATAGCTCTAATGCCATTTCTTTAACCGCAGGTTCAGGATTTAATGTTTCTATAGTAACTGAAACAGACGTAGACGGGCTAATATCAAGTGGCACTTATGAATTTGCTCAAACTTTTATATATGATGGAAACCAAGAGTCTTTACCATCTGCTTACTCAGACACCCTTACTGTTTCAGAGGAGAATGAGTTTAAATCTTTGTCTTTAAATGTTGCTACAATCGGGCCATACGACCCTAGAATTTCTGGGGGTAGAATATATATAAGAGAGCAGGGCACAGAGTCAGAGTATATTATGTTGTTAGACATAGACCTTGGAAAAGGATGTAGAGTAAAGCTATCAGATGAGTATACATCTTGGTCTAATATTAGCGAAACATTAACTGGGAACGTAACAAGTGGTAGTGCCAATATTACAAACACGTCAAATGACCTTGCTGTAGCTGGAATGTCCATATCTGGAACAGGTATTCCTGATGGGGCAACCATTACGACTGCCAATAATCTTGCAAATGTTATATCAATTTCTTCCGATGCTACCGTAACTGGTTCTGGGGTAACACTGACTCTTTCTGGTAGTTTTTATTCGTGCCCAGACAGAACCGTTACCAATAACTTTAGTGTTAAGGAGTTAGGTTTTATTACCTATGAAGTTATAAATGGATTTAGTTCCAGTATATTTAGTAATGCATTTGGTGACTCTGGAGAACATTGGAAAGATGCAGTAGTTGCAAACAATAGAGTGTTTGTTTGTAATGTAACAATGAAAGATGAAAGCACTGGAAGTTCTAAGTCAAATGCCACATTAAAATCTTATCCAGATAGAATCATGTATTCTATGCCTAACAGGTACGACACGTTCCCATCAACCAACTTTATAGAGGCGGCTAAGGGTGATGCAGATGTGTACGTTGCAATAGAGGCTTATGCAGATAGACTACTGGCTTACAAAAATAAAAGTTTAGATATTATCAATATAGCCGGAGATGACCGTAATTGGTTTTTAGAGGACAGTAAAAAGTATCAGGGTGTATTGCATCCAGAGGCGGTAAAAAAAACTCAGTATGGTGTAATATGGGCTAATAGACAGGGTTTATATCTGTATAATGGATCCTCTATAACCAACTTAAAAGAAAATAAAATTAGCGACAGTGACTGGAATAGTCATGTTGGTGGAACGACAGGTATTATATACGATGAGCAAGAGTCTATGGTTTTTATAATCAAGAGTCTTGATAATGCTGGTGATGTATATATGTGTGATTTAAAGAAAGGTAATTTTACTTTTGCCAGAGATTTTGTTTTGGATACTAATGATGGACTTACTAATTCAGTAGATACGGAAAGCAATAATACGCTAATAGCTCACGATAGTAATGGTCAAATTGACATATATCAAATACACAGAACGGTAGTGAGCAGTGCAGAAACAAGCTTTACAACGAAAGCATTGAGCTTTGGAGACATACATCAAGTCAAGAAAGTATATGCTGTACATGTTACATATAAATCAGATGTAGCACTTACTGGTATGTTTAGTTTGTTAGAGGAAGATGGTACTGGCACATCATTGAGTGGTACTATTAATGCATCGGCATCTAATTGGGCAAAGGTAAAGCTTACTCCGTCATCGCCAGTAACTTGTAATAAAATTTCTTTAAAGTTTGATAGTAGTACTACTGCTGTTAAGGCATATGTTAATGACATTGCAATAGAGTATAGAGCCATCTATAAGAAAGGTTCTTGATGGACAGGGCTACTCGATTTATTGCCAACAGAAAACAGGACAAGATTAGAGTTGTAAGAGAACAGCCTTCTATTCAATCTATGAGAGAAGGTGAAGAGGTGCTGTATTTTAGAAATAGTGGAACCCTTACAAGATACAGAAAAGAACGTGGTAAGCTGTGGACTTCTGATATGCACGGCAGTCAAAACAAACACGAAAAGGGCAAACTCACTGTTGATAACCTTCAAGTAAACTCAAGGTTGGAGTATACAACATCATTTGTAGACTATAGAATGTTTTCTCACAATTTTACAGATGATTTGCCGGGAACAAAGATATACATACCTTGGCAGGGCACAGGAGAACAAACATCTTTTCCAGAAGCACGATCTTCTTTCTTGGCTCCTTTTGACATGACCTGTCATAAAATAATGATTAGGTTGCCTGAGATGGATAACTCTGCCACTGATATTGTTTTCACAATAGAAAGAATTAAAAATCAGGAAACAGCGGACGATGAGGCTACTGTGTGTACATACGATGCTACAGATTCTTGGAATGATGATAATAATTTTACAATAAGCCAGAACGAATGGAATGCCAATCCAAAAATATCCGCTGGAGAGATGGTTCAAATAGGACTCAATGCAGACAACACAAATATAATTACCAGTGAAAAACATTTTATAATAACTTCTGTATGGAAGGTTGTTGTAATAATATAATCTTTATATTATGATAAAAGTTTTATTAAATTCAAAGGAATCACACCATGTATAATAGCTCTGACAAATCAAAAGGTTATATGCCAGTTTCTTCTGGCCCAAACATGACTGGTTTTGACATGGGTAAAACGTCCAGTCTAATGGAGATGATGCAGACTGGTGGTCAAACTAGCCGAGGTGGAGCCGCACTGGCCCGTGCATTACAAATGCAAAAAGATCAAAAAAGGTTAGAAGGAATACAAAGAGAAGAGGCTGAAAGGCAAAAGAAAGGTGGTTTATTTGGTAGCGTTGCAAGCTTTGCCGGTGGGTTGCTAGGTGGTGCAATAGGTGGCCCAGCGGGGGCCGCAATAGGGGCTGGGTTAGGGAAGGGCCTTGGCGAAAGAGTGGGTGCAGGAAAAGCTAGAGACTATGATGCATCAGGAACTGTGTTTAGTCAACAGAGTTTTAGAGATGTTGATGAGGCTAGTGAAGAGTTTAATGAGGGTATGCTTGGTCGTTCACTTCTTTCAGGTGCTGTTGCAGGAGCAACTGCGGGATTAACTCCGGGTGGCGGTATTTATGGTCAGTACAATCCGCTTACTTCTGTTGGAAGACAAGGAATTAAAGCAAATCTTCAGGGGTTAGGAGTTACTGGTTATACACCAACTCAAAGCTTTACAAGTTTCGGTAGGGCACAGTACGAAGGAGGGGCTAGTGGGTTGGCCGGCACCGGTGAACTCACTATTTTTGATAAATTTCGTAGGTCTTTGTTCGGTGGTAGAAGTCTATATAATCTTGAAGATGGTGGACTTATTGGTATGCAAACTGGAGGCTTTTTAACAGCAGAACAAATTTTAGAACAGCAAGGTTTAGAGGCAACGCCTGAACAGTTAGCACTGTTTCAAAGATTTGACCCTACTGGAATACAAAGGGCTACGGAAGGTGCTAGTCAAAGTTTACTTGGTATGACTGGTGGACAGGGATTAGCAAGTGCTGGTGGTGGTTTCGGTGCACAGCAAAGTGCTATATCTCAAATGGTAGAACAAGGACAGAAGTCTCTTGAACAGCAAATACAAGAGGAACAAAAAGCTTTTGAGTCACAGACTTTAGGAACTGCGGCAGACATTGTTGCAGGTGGTGGAGAGTTTGGAACTATTGCTTCAACACCAACTTTTGATAGTCTTAGTGATGTTGATTTAGGAACATATCAAGGAGATACAATAAATGTACAGGGTGTTACAATGGTATGGACTCCATTTGGGCCCAATCTTCCCGGAGGTATTTATCAACCACAGCAGACATAGGATTTGTAATGGCTAACGGCCCTAGAAGTATATATAGCAGAAGACAGCGTATGGCTCCCGGCCAATACGACAATCCTCTTGCAGACTTTTTAGATAACCTTCCCGGTTATGTAAATCAATTCCAACAAAATCAGTTAGCACTTGGTAGACAACAACTTGCAGAGAAAAGGTACGAGGAAGATCGTGCATACAGGCAAAGACAGGAAGAGCGTGCTGTAGAACAGCAGAATATTGAAAATCTAAAATATGTAGAGCAACAAAAACAAAAGGTAGCAAGAGAAAAGGCAAGACAGTTAGAAAAATTAGAGGATAGAAAAAGAGAAGACGATAATGCTATAAGACGTACTGGTGATGTTTTTGCTTCTCGTGGTCAATATGACCAAGCATTAAAAATATACGAAAGTATTGGTGATGTTAATGCTATAGATGCTGTTAGGTCTTTATCTACCCAAAAGAACGACTTAGAAGATAGATTTGTTGCTGTAAGAAGTAAGATTGGTAATAAAGAAATAAGTCCCGTTGAGATAAAAGACGAACTAATTTCTATAAACAAGGATTTTGATATAGATCCTCTTTCTCAAATAGGGAAACAGTTGTACAGCATAGAGCAGTTAAATAACAAAGAAATTAATCGCATCAATAAAGGTTTTGTACCTCCACAAGAATGGGAATCTATGTTTGGGGCTTCTGGAAGGATGGACTATAATGCTCTTGTAACAGCAGAAAAAGTGTTAGAAGATTTAAGAGAAGAGCAAGCATCTCCTACTGTTGCTATTACAAGTAAAATTAGTAATGTCCCAATCGAAGATAGAATTGATAGAGAAAAAGAAAAAATAAGAATCTTGCAAAATAAACCTCGTTACAAGCTAGAAACAGAGGCAGAGTATAGAGCTAGGAGAGAATTTAATAAAACTCCTTTCGGTGCTTTATTACCAAGAGGAGAAACTCAAGAGTCCTTCTATGCTAGTTCGGCCTTTCCCACTGCCGAGCCAACAGAAGAAAACTTTGCTCAAATAAATGACGAGGTTAGTAAAAATTTAGATAAAGTTTTTACTGAGCCAGCTACTGAACCTGTGCCCGGTCTTTCTGATCAAGAAAAAAGAGAGCTTGGCATGCCTATGATTAACTTGCCTTCAGCTACCGCAGGGCAACAAGGAGATTCTGCTCCTGCCCCTGTTGACACTACTTTAAATTTAGGAGAAAACATATCTGCCCCAGTTCAACAAGCTGGGTCTTTTGATGTTAAGAATATAAGTGAAGCTAGCAACTACTTAAAAAATCCATTGACAGGTAGGCGGTATGCTAAAGATTTAAATAAATTGAACAATTTAATGAACAGAATGAGAGAGGCTGATAGTAGTCCAAATCCTGATTTTACAAAAAAACAAATTCAAAAAGGTATTGATAAGATATCAAATAAAATTAAAAAGGCTTATGGTGAGTTCATTGATCCTAACACTGGTAATTTTACAGACGAATCTTTTACAGATGAATTTTATTCTAACTTGGCTACCCCTAGTGGTATTTCAAAAGAACGCTTGAAGCAAATATTTAAGGCACTTTCTACAGCCCCTCAGTCTAAAACAGAAGTTTAATTATGCCTACCAAGCCAGAGTCTTTTAGCTCTTTTTCAAACGCACTAAACTCTGCATACAGCAATCCAGATGCTGTTTCTAATGAAAATGTAAACCGACTATACGAGGCGTTTGATTACCTTGAAGCTGACTCTGATCCTGTAAATGACAAGTTTGATCCAGATGCATATACGGCAGAATTTTTAAATGAAACAAACAAACTAAAAGCCTCTACAGAAGATGAAACTTTGTATGGTTTTATACCCGGAGATTGGCTACCGAACTGGGTTAAGGATGGTTACAATAGAAGTATTACCGGTTTGTCAGAACAGATAGTATCTGGTGAGCAAAGGTTTGATCTTAGTAAGTACGAACCAAATATGCTAGAAGATATAGGTGCTACTGTTATATCATTTATACAGCCACTAGACTTTGCAACAATGGCGGCTGGTGGTGGTGTTGGAGGATTCGCCGCTAAACAAGCATTAAAATCTGGTGCAAAAGAAGCTCTGAAGAAAGGTTTGTCAAAAACGGCTACAGGTACTATCGTATCGAAAAAACTAGATGATCTTGCGGTGAAAGAAATATTAGGCAATACTCCAAATAAAGCTATCCAATTAATGATTAACGGTGGAGTTGCACCTAGAGTAGCAAAAAAAGCTGTAGAGCAGGCCGCCCCTAGAGTTGTGCACAGGGCATTAATTGAAGGTGCGACTGGTGCAACTGGCCTTGGGTTCTATCAAGGGATAGCAACTGCTGAGATGTCAAAGATTGAGACTGGTGATGTTGATGAAGTCCTAGCGTTAAAAGAAACAATTAAGGGCACAGCACTTGGTGCTGTTACAGCGGGCACTGGGCCAATAGTAAGATCAGCATTAAAAGGATTAAACCCCGCTACTCAAACACTTGCTGTCAAAGCGGTAGAGACCGCTGAATTTGGAACACTTGCACCAATATTAAGTGGGGAAGATATAAATTTAGAGGGGTACGTTCATGCGGCGGGTGTCATTGGTGGATTGACGGCACAGAAGGCGGCCTTGAGGTACGCAAAAAAAGGTATTGATGCTATAAAGTCTAAGCAGTATGAAAGTGCAATGGATGCAGAGACTACAGCTAGATATTTACTTGAAGAAAGATTACCAGATAAAAAGAAAAGTGCAAGAAATCTTATAGAAGGTGAAGAAGTATTTATTGACAGGAATGGTACAGAGTTTGACCAGTTAAGATTTAATGACAAAAAGAAACAGGTAACTTTAAGAAATAGAGCAACTCAAAAGAAAGATAAAATTAATTACGACCAATTTGATCAATTATTATTTCGTAGAAAAAGCAAAGCTAGAACAGAAAAAGGTTTGGCTATAAGTAGAAATAAGCAGATAAAAAACATTCAAAAAGAACTGGGTATAAATGACAAAAGATTTAATGAATACCTTGATAGCTCAAGAATAAAGCAATTACCAGAAGGTGCGAAGAACAGATATTCACTGAATAATCTTACTGGCATTGAAAGATTAAAATTGCTTAATGAATTAAGACATGAAAAAAGAATTGTAGATCTTACCAAGACATTAGAAACAAATGGTTGGGAAGGGAGCTTGCTTCCAAAGAAAAGATTTATAGATGAGATGATGCCTACCTTGCCAAAGTTTTGGAGACAAACAAAAAATAGGGCAACTACACAGCTAGAAACTTTATCCTTTAGGGACTTTGATAATTTTAATACTAGAGAGCTAACACTTACTGGTGATTTTATACAGCAATTTAGAAGTGCAGATGTTTTTAAAAATGGCTGGTTTAAAAAGAAAAAGTTAGCAACTAGAGCTGAGGCATTAGCAGACAAATTAGAAGATCCTAGATACGCAAATTCAAAAAATAAAAACCTTCCTGACTTTGAACAGGTTAGAGAAGTTAGAAAAGTTTTTGAAAACATCTGGGACTTGGCAAACAATGCCGGTATAAATCTTGGGCCAAAAGAAAGCTTTTATTTTCCTCACATGATTAAGCCTGAGTTTTTAGGCATTTTTAACAAAGACATTGCAATGGTCGCTAAAGATAATTCATCATTGGCGTTTGATAGATCATTAGCTAAAAACAAAGACTTTCAAAAATTAATCGGTGAGTATGTCTCAGGTAATCAGTTTGACCCGGCAACTGTTACCGCATTGAATAAAATGGCTAACATAAAACCGGGAGAGGTCGCTAAAACTAGAACGCAACAGATAGAGATGAACAAGAAGCTTGCTCAGGCTTTCTATGACCTAAACAATGCAGTGACTGTTCACTTTAGTAGCACTGCAAAAAATCTTGAGTTGGCTAGAAAGGGAGTAGAAATACCTAAGCAATTTATGGAACGTGATGCAAGATTAGTTTTAGCTAGATACGCAAAGCAAGTAGCAACTCGTATTGCTTTTGTAGAAAATTTTGGAACAAAGGGAGAAGTTGTTTCAAGTAGAATATCTGCATTGAGACGTGCTGGGATTGAAGCTGGTAAGGCCAATGATTTACAACTACAAAGACAGCTCAGTGACTCTGCTAGATTGGTAGATCATCTATTTAAGTCAGCTACCAATAAAATAGAAATAGACCCATCCTATAATTGGAAAACTTCTACAGCTAGAAACTTTTGGAGCGATATAGTAGACTTTCAAATAGGTACTAAGATAGGTTCTGGATTTGCAACCATTCCTAATATTACACAGACAATGATTTCTACGGCAGTGAGGACTGGCTACTACCCTTTGATGAAAGCTATGTATAAACTGTCTACTTCTCAGAAATACAGAGATGACATAAGAAAATCTGGAGTATCTAACTTGTCTGTATTCCAGATGATTTCTAACTTAGAGCCTACAGACAGACTTATGAGTAGGTTTGCAGACTTTACAACTACAGTAAGTCAGTTTCAAAGAGTGAACCAATACAACCAGATACTTTCAGCGGCGGCGGCTAGAGAGTGGATAGGTGCTCTTAGAAAAACTGCAAATGGAAAAAGTGCTTTGTTGGATACTGGACTCAAACTCCCTCAACTTCTTGGTGGCAGAAGAATAAATAGAAGGGAATGGGCAATAAACACCTTGAAAGAGTTAGGCATTGATAATTATAGAAAGGCACCAACAGAAAGGCAATTATTAGAATCTATGTACAGGTTCTCAAGAGATAGCCAGTTACAAAGAAATGTATTGACGGAGCCATTGGTTTCCCTTGATCCTAGATGGAGACCGTTCTTCCTATTTAAAAAGTTTGGATACAAGCAATTTAACTGGATAAGAGAGCAGTTACTGGCAGAGGTATCTCGTGGTAATTTGTTTCCCATGTTAAGACTTGGTGTGGCTGGTATGGCTGGTGGAGAGTTTGTTAGTTTTGCAAGAGATTCTTTAGCGGAGTTGATCTCTGGAGGAGAGGTATACGACAAGAATAGATATATGTTTCCGTATCTAACAAAAGGTACCGCTATGTCAGATATTGGTGCCGACCAGTATATAGACATGTCAGAGTTTACAATAGATGATTACGTTGATAGATTTGCATCTGTAGGTGCTTTTGGTATCGTAGGAGATATAGTTGCAAATGAAAATAAAATTAGAGCAATAGAATTTGCAGGAAAGCCTGCCATTGTGCAAGACCTAGATAAAATATGGAGTGCAATGACAAGAACCATTGAAGATACGAAAGACTATGGTCTTGGTGCGGCGTTTCGTATGCCTAAGTATGTAGCACCTGTACTTGGTACAATTCCAAGAAGAGGACTAGAAAGATTTGAAAGAAGGTTTGCACCGGGTCAAAGAGAGGCTTATGTTAAAAGAATAAAGCAATTAAGGCTGTCAGATATAAAAGATGCTATTATAGAAGGGGACAGTAATAAAGCTACAAGATTAATATTTGATTACAACAGAACATTTGGTTCTGAGAATCCAATAGGTTATGAAGATTACGATGCGGATGCAATTACAGAAAGAATTATAAACAAAGCAAAGAGAAGAGCTAACCCTTAGCCCTTTCGTAAAACTCTTCAGCCCATTCTGGAAACCCATGCTTCTTCCAGAAGTCACCTAGATTTTCCCAGTACACATCTATTGATATAAATTTATTTTGTAAGTCTCTCATAATCTTAGTGATTTCGTCAGCCTGTTCTTTTGTCAGTTCCCGCTGTTCTTTTGGAAACTCATCTAATATATCCATTACTTACTCCTTATCTCTAATGCTTGCAGTTCTAATCTTTTATTTTTTGTATATGTTGTCCGTTGACTCTTTGTCATTTCAAGCCAACAGTCTGGAAGCGAAGAAACTCTAGTATCATAACCGCCGGCTATGCCACAAAATTCTCTTTGCTCACCATCAAAATCTCTAATTTCTGGATTGTAGGTTGTAAAACCACAAAAACCACAGCTCTTCCCTGTCTTGCTACAAATTTCAAACATTGGTGCTAAAAAACCCCCTCTATTCTCCCGTATTTCGCTGTATAATAAATTATTCGACATAAGTATCGCCTATTTAAAAGGTCTTGAATAAGGGGGCCGTAGCCCCCTTATAATCAATCAGCACTAGAAAGGGCTACTTTTCTTTTTATATGGGTCTTTGAACTGACCAGAAAGGTATCTATCCCCTTTCTCGTCTTCATTGATCCACAAAGAGAACTGTTGCTTCTTGCCATTGACCATTCCGTTACCGGTATAGTCAGGCTTTTTGTCGCCGTCTTCTTTGTACTTGTTTTTCCACAGTGTAAAACTGCCGTCTTTTTGTTTGTATTCAGCCATGCTGATCTCCTTATTTTAAGATGGCTCAGTTTTGGTCTTCTTTTAGCCAACTAAAGGAAACGCTTTCGTCATCCTCTAACCTACTCCTAAGCCATCTTGTTTCTTTGATATGTTGTCTTTCTAGTTGTCTCATTCTATGATAAGCAGGGCCATTTTGTTTTATGGTGTTTTCTTTTAACATCTTCTTATACACAGAAATGATTCCTCTTTTCTTTAATTCGTTACTATCCCTCATCTTTTGCAAGTTCCTTCATAATAGATAATAGATTTACAAAGTATTCGTAGTCTAAGACAATGTACGGTTTACCCCTGTCTTCTCTTACCACTACTCCTTCTTCTTCTTTCTCAGGCTTTAACCACTGTGCAATACGAGTACGCCTCTTGCACCCATAGTAATGGCCTTCTATTTCTATGTCTCCCTGTTCGTGCTGTGCTCCACCTCGATCTCTGTTGTATGCTTCAAGTCCTGCATCCTTTGCCATACGTACAGCCTGTCTTTGTAACTCCGCACCTCGTTGTCGTGCTCTTCTACCACGTTTCACATTCTTTGGATTTTTCATAATGCAAGCCTCATTCTGCTATTTACTTTTTTTACAAAACATCTAGGACACCGTTTAAACAGTCTCTTTGAATCATCCCAGTAAACATAGTCACACTCTGGACATTCATATAAGTACTCAACAAACTCATATCCTTCTTTTATTTTCTTTCTAGTAGTTTTACGCATCCTGTACTACCGATGACTCTACTTCCTGTTCGCTCTTGTCTCTGTTTAACATGGCATCATTCTCCTTGTCAAACATTTCATTATTAATTCTTTTCATATCTTTTAGCAACGCTTCGTACCTACCACGATAGTTTGTAAGTGCAGGGTTGGCTAGTGCCATCTTTAGTGCATTGATGTGTAACTGCACTTCCTGTCTTGTGTACTTTATTTTTGCAGTACATATATATTTACTCATAATAGTTCTATTCCTCTTTTAAATGGCAAGTATGCATTAGTTCTTTTTACCTTGCCTCCATTAATTGTTTTTTGTGTTGTTGTATTTCTAACGTCAAAGTCAAACAAAAAGTTCCCATATTCATCTGTGATCTTCCAATACATTATAATCTGATCTTTGATTAGATACAGAAAACCAAGATAGGGAACTCGTAGCATTTCTGAAAGTCGCTTGCCGTCCATAATTTTGTCAAACGTGATAAGCCAAGATCCAAAGTTTCGTAACTCCATCAAGCTCAGGTCTCTACACTTAGACTCAAAGATACCTGATAACTCATTGTTTTTTATGATGATGCCGTCCACCTTAGCATCTGTATCTTTATTAGTTTCCACTAATGTAGAGTTGCTTTTGTGTTCGTTGCAGATACTGTGCCTGATTCTGTCTAACATTTCCCTTTCATATTCTAACGACCTTTGCCCTTTCTCTGTAAGTATATCCATTAGAATGGTACTCCGGCAGACTTAATTAGTTGTATTGTTCTTGCCACAGGGTATCTGACCTCTGAGTCTAAGTCATTGTAAAATGTTTTCATAGTTACGTCTATCAAAACTTTAGCACTTTTTATATCAGCTAGATAAAGGAAGGGTAGTTGCCCACCCTGTCCTTTATCCTTACGGAGTTGCATGATAGATAAGAACTGAGCAAATCCCCAGTTCTTTCTGTGTTCGTATAGTTGACCATCTACCTTCTTGTAGCGGAACACCCCGTTATCCCTTACAGTACATGATTCGTACTCAGGGTGTTCGTTTCTATCCACCTCGTATTCAGGTTTAAAAACATCTGCCACATACCTACCAAACCTAAGATTTTCAGATGTCTCCATTCCTATGATACTCGCTGTATATCTACCAGTAGGCACTGATCTTGTGAACTGACTATCATCAGCGGGATAATATGCATCTCCTATATCCATCAAACTTAGAAGTGCTTCATTTCTCCAATCTTATCTAAACAAGCCTGAAGATTATCAACAGTAATATTGCCTTGCTTCAACTGGTACAGCACTTTGTTCTTGTCCTTCTGTCCCAATGACCTTACGGCTTTATTAATTTCGTTCTTCACATAGTCTTCATCTGTTTCTTTTACCACCTCTCCATCAAACTTATCAATAATCTCTTTCTCGACCTCTTCACTGGTAAGAGTCTTCTTCTGATCCAGTATGTCCTTGATACCATCGTAGCCGTGAATGATAAACTGCACCCACTGCTCCATCAATCGCATGTTAACTTCATTGAGTTCCATGCCTTTGCCAAAGGCTTCTACTGCAATACCATGCCGTATTTTACCTTCGGTTATCTTATCCCAATCGGGTTGTTGATCGCTCATAGATCATCTCCTTTCTCTTTTAGTCCTCCACCACATACCTGATAGAAGTTGCAGTACTTGGGATTACATTCCCATTTGTACACTGGTGCAACTCCCAGTTCTATTGGTGGGTTTCCTTTTTTAAATATCTTGTTAGCATCTGTCCAATATTGTTTTGCTATGTCTATAAATGAATTAGAAATAACCTTCTCCTTCATTCTTGAATTGTCTTTGTTATAATATAGTAACGCCAACTTCTTTAGTTTGTTCCCAGTTTCTTCTTCGTACCACCAACCATAAGTTCCTAGCTGTATGTTGTAGTTGACAGGTTGTTCCGGGTCTGGCTTTCTGCCAAACAATCCTTTCCATTTCCAAGCATTGCAAGTCTTTATGTCATACAGTGCATTGTCCTCAACAATAACAACGTCTAAGAACCCCCTTACATTTACATCAGGCAATCGTATCTCACGTTCTATCATTATCTGAGAACCATTAAGAGTTGCATAATCTATTAGTGCTTCCTGTATATCTCCATGTACCAAGTCTCCAAGCCTAAACAATCTCATGGTATCATCATCTACATCTTTAGGCTCTACGTTGGCAACGTGTTGAAAGTAATGTTTTCTCATGCACATACCACTTGAAGAAGCATGAAACCAAGTCTCCTTTCCCTGATACCTTTTCTTTCGATGTAGTTCATTGCCTTTCCTTAGCCAGTCTTCATATATCTTTTGTATGTCTAGCATATAAGTTCCTTTGGTATGTAGGGAGGACGGGGCAAGTAAGATGTGTAGTTGTGGTTGGTCGGAAACAAATGGAGTGAAATATAACCGACCTTGTACCTGCCCCGTGTCATCAATTAGTCCTTGTACTCTAGTACGTCTTTGTCCTTAGAGAACAGTGTGATCTCGATAGTTTCACCTGACTCTGTTTTGACATGCATCGTCCTAAAGTATTTATTATTAGGGTTTAGAGAATCCAACTCGGTAGTCTCTTCTATCTCCACAGACTCTACCTTGTGTATGCTAACCTCTTGCCCTGTTCCTAGTTGTAAGTTCATTCCTTTCCTCTTTTTGGTTTTGTGTAGCCCACTTGTCTAACTCTGTTAACTCCTCTGCCTCTGCTCTTGCAATGTGATCTAAGGCAGACCTTAGTCCACATATCTCTGCAAAGTAATAGTCATTACTAGGGTTAGTCTCCCAGTGTTCTTCCACACGTTTAATATCCTGTTTAATCCTGTACTTTAACTTGTTCAGTGTTGCGAACATCATCATCTCCTTTTATGTCGTATATGTCTCCAATGTCGTATGTGTATCCCGTATCCGGATCATACATTACAGGTACCTTGATGTATCTCTCGCCGTTGAATCCATGATACTCATAACGTATTTTAAGTTTTTCTTGAAGTTTTTTATTTATTGTTGTTTCTTTCATACTATACACCTGTAACGCTCATCCTTATTGAAAAGTTCCAAATTTTCTTCATATTCTTTTATGATATCTTGAACGTCTGCATGGTACTTAAAATCTTTAAATGTTTTTATCTGATGACAGTTGCGACACCTGACCACACACTTCTCTATCTCTCTCTTGATCGTACTCCATTTGTATCCGTTGCGAACTAGGTATCCAACTCCTGCACCTCTTTGATGTTTGACGCTACGCTTGACTCCTGTAACGTGATCAAACTCCAGAACTCGTGGGTCTTGTGTACCACAATCCACACATCCTTTTGAGAAGTACATCTCTAGTATTTTTTTGAAGTTGGCTCGTTTCACTTTTGCTTTTCTAATATGATTCTTTTCTATGATTCGTTTCTTGTTCTTCTTGTACCAGTTACGATTGTGGTATTTCTTTTGACACTTCTTACACTTTGCTTGTCTACCATCTTTCTTTTGCCGATTCTTATAGAAGTCGCTTATTGGTTTTTTGGTTTTGCATTTTCCACATCTTTTTAACATCAACTACCCCGCAAGTTATTGATTATTAGGATTATATGCTACCTAAAATTTTAAAGCCTACTCCTCCTCATCTGCAACATCCCAAAGTGTTTGCTTGTCCAGTACCTCTTCCACAGTTTCATCCTGTACGTCAAACTCCCAGTACTTCTCATCATCTATGATATACCCAATGGCGTTCTCTTTCAGAAGCTCTTCAGCTTCCTTAACTGAGTGTGCTTCTATAAAGCCACTCGATGTTATTGTCCAATGATATGTTTTCATTTTATGTCCTTTGTTATGGGGCGGGTTGCCCCGCCCCAGTTCAATTTAGCTATAGTACTTCTTGTATCTTCTTTTCATGTATGCAACAACTTTCCTCAGCTCATTCCGTTCTTGAATAGCCGACTCGCTTCCATCCAGTATCTCATCGTAATGCACCCAACCACTTCCTTCTGAGTATCTATCCCTAATCTCCTCAACCTCCCGTATAACTTGTTCTGGTGTCATCCTCTCCCACCAACCAATACCATCTTTAGATTCCATATCTACACTAAACTGGTATTCTAACTCCGATGAACTAGGCGATCCCTCTAACAATACTTGATAAGGATATTTATTTTTTACTTCTTGTTTCATTTTAACTCCTTTGTTTGTGGCACTTTTTTTGTGTGCCGTTTCCTCTTATACGCTCTAGGTT